CCGTTCCGTCACCGGGCTTGAGAACCCCAACAGCCCAACCCAGCTCAAGGCTTGGCTTGCCGAGCGTGGCTTTGAAGCTGAGTCCTTGTCCAAAGCTGCCGTTCTGGAGCTGTTGGAAAAAGCCGAAGGTGAAGTGGAGCTGGCGCTCTCCCTGAGACAGGAGCTGGCTAAGAGTAGCGTTAAAAAATACACCGCTATGGAAACCGTCGTTGGTGATGATGGCCGTGCAAGAGGCCTCATCCAGTTCAACGGTGCCAGCCGGACAGGACGCTACGCGGGTCGGCTGATCCAGGTGCAAAATCTGCCCCAGAACCATCTTCCCGATCTGGAGGAGGCCCGGAACCTTGTCCGGGATGGCTTCTTTGATGAGCTGGAAATGCTCTACGACTCCGTACCCATCGTTCTCTCCGAACTGATCCGCACCGCCTTCGTCCCCATTCCCGGCCACCGCTTGTTCGTGGCGGACTACTCCGCTATCGAAGCCCGCGTGATCGCCTGGATTGCTGGTGAGATGTGGCGGCAAGAGGTGTTCGCGGGTGGCGGCGACATCTACTGTGCATCCGCAAGTCAGATGTTTCATGTCCCTGTCGTTAAGCATGGCGTAAACGGCCACCTTCGCCAGAAGGGCAAGATTGCCGAATTGGCTCTAGGCTATGGTGGCTCCGTTGGCGCATTGAAGGCCATGGGTGCCACCAACATGGGTATCCCCGAAGATGAACTCAAGCCCCTGGTCGACGCTTGGCGGCAGGCCAACCCCAACATCGTCCGCTTCTGGTGGGATGTTGACCGGGCTGCTTCCACCTGCGTCCGGGAGCGCACCACCACCGAGACCCACGGCATCCGCTTCGTCTACCAGAGTGGCATCATGTTCATCGTGCTGCACTCTGGCAGAAAGCTGGCCTATGTCAAGCCCAAGATGGGCATCAACCGCTATGGCAATGAGTCCGTCACCTTCGAGGGTGTCGGCGAACAGAAAAAGTGGCTCCGCATTGAGAGCTACGGCCCCAAATTCGTGGAAAACATCGTCCAAGCCACCGCTCGGGACATCCTCGCTGAAGCGATGACCCGGCTGGAGGCTGCGGGCTACAAAATCGTTATGCATGTCCACGATGAAGTTGTAATCGAAGCCCCCGCTGAATCTTCCCTCGACGATATTTGTGCTGTCATGGGCCAGACCCCCGAATGGGCAAACGGGCTTCTTCTCCGCGCAGACGGTTATGTCTGTGACTTCTATAAGAAAGACTGAGGTACCAATATGAGTCATTCTACCCCTACCCACAACAAGCCCTACGACGGCTGGCTGGATATCATGGCCCTGAGCAAGCTGCCTATCCCGCTCCATGACGCAATTACTGAAAAGCCCCACCCCGCAGACCTTGTGATCCCCATTGTTTACTACCCCGGCGACGGTGAGGACCTGGCCGAGGTGCCTTTGAGCGAGTGGCCCTGGGACATTCCCGATCTGCTTCTTCTGCCTGCTGTTCCCGGTAAAGAACTGACCCTGATCGAGGGCGGCGCTGTCACCTTGTGGTGGATTTCCGGGACCGAAGTTTCCGAGCTTCTTATGCAGATCATTGACCCCTCCCACTTCACCGCCAAGGCTATGTACATTGCTATGAAGCATCTGGAAAACAAGATGGGAGGCGAATGCGATGAGTAATCCCAAGCCCCGCTGTACCCATGCCCCTGGCTGCTTCGCCAACAAGGAAGGCTACTGCGTTATTCTGAAATCTTCTAATTTCGGCGACAAGCCCTGTCCCTTCCACAAGACCAAGGAACAGGGTGAAGCAGAACACCGTCTCGCCATGGAGCGTCTCATCGCCGAGGACCGTGTGGATCTGCTTGAGAAGTATTACGGAGGTGGTCGCGATGGGAGTTAACATGCGTAACTCCGAAGGCTACTACGACCCCACCGCCTTCGAAGCCCTCTCCAACATTGAGCGCGAGGCCAAGGCCGCAAGAGCCTACAGGCCTCTGGTGTACATCTGCTCTCCGCTCTCCGGGGCGGTTGAGCTGAACCAGGAGAATGCCCGCCGCTACTGCCGCTTTGCGGTGGAAAGTGGCTACATCCCCCTGGCTCCCCATATTTACTTCACCCAGTTCATGTACGACCGCATCGCAAAGGAGCGGGAACTGGCCCTGTTCATGGACATCGTTCTGCTCTCCAAATGCAGCGAACTCTGGGTCTTTGGTGACACGATCTCCAAGGGTATGGCTATCGAAATTGAAAAGGCCAAGCGCAAGGGCCAGCCGATCCGTTATTTCACCAACGAACTGAAGGAGGTAACTGCATGAAAATCGCAATCGGCAACAGCCGCATGGACAAGAAATGGAAGAATCGCGAGATTTCCTGGGAGGACCTCTGTGAGAAGGTCCGCGTAACGATCCGCACCACCGAAACGGTCGAAGAGTACCGCAAGATGAAGAAGGGTTCCCAGGATGCCATCAAGGATGTGGGTGGCTTCGTTGGCGGTCATCTCCGGGAAGGTCGCCGTAAGAACGGCATGGTTCTGTGCCGCTCTCTGCTGACCCTGGACATGGACTACGGCGATCCCAACATCTGGGATGCCATCAGCATGCTGCACGACTTCAAGTGCTGCGTCTACTCCACCCACAAACACACCCCTGAGAACCCCCGCCTCCGTCTGCTCATCCCTCTTCTGCGGGAAGTGACCGAGGAAGAGTATCCCGCAGTTGCCCGCATGGTTGCCAAGGAGATCGGCATTGACAAATTCGATGACACCACCTACGAACCTTGCCGCCTGATGTACTGGCCTTCCACTTCCGCAAACGGCGAGTTCTTCTACCAAGTCAAAGACGGCGAGGATCTGGATCCCGACAAGTACCTGGCCATGTACACCGACTGGCGCGATGCCTCCACCTGGCCCGTTTCCTCCCGGCAGTCTGAGGCCGTGCGTAAGAGCCTCTCCGAGCAGGCGGACCCTCTGACTAAGCCTGGTCCCATCGGTGCGTTCAATCGCGCCTACACCATCTCCGATGCCATCGACACCTTCCTGGCCGACATCTACGCCCCCTCCGCAATGAACGGTCGCTATGATTACATCCCCGCTGACAGCAGCGCTGGTGTTGTCATCTACGACGATAAGTTCGCCTACTCCCACCATGCTACCGACCCTGTGTGCGGCAAGCTGCTGAACGCCTTTGACCTGGTCCGGCTCCACAAGTTCCGGGACCTGGACGATAAGGCCGCTCCCGACACTCCTGTTTCCAAGCTGCCCTCTTATACCGCTATGGTCGACTTCGTCATGAAGGATCCCAAGGTCAAGGCCGTATTCGCCGAGGACCGCATGGCCCAGGCGACCACCGAATTCACCGATGAGGATTGGCAGGCAGGCCTTGAGCTGGACCGCTTCGGTGCCATCAAGGACACCATGGAGAACATCTGCATGATCCTCCGCCACGACAACAACCTGAAATCCATCGTTTTCAACCAGTTCAAAGGCATGCTGGATGTTGTGGGTCAGCTGCCCTGGCGGCAGGTCAAGCCCGGTTGGAATGACACCGATATGGCCTGCGCCAAGCTGTATTTTGAAAAGGCCTACGGCATCTGGTCTCCCAGCAAGTTTAAGGATTCGCTGCTGGCGGTCACTGCTGCCGAGCGCCTGTATCACCCCATCAAGGAGTACCTCGCCACCCTGAAATGGGATGGCACCCCTCGCCTGGACACTCTGCTCATCGACTACCTGGGCGCAGAGGACACCCCCTATGTCCGGGCTGTCACCCGCAAGACCCTGGTAGCAGCCATTGCCCGCATCTACCGTCCTGGCATTAAGTTCGACTCCATCCTGGTCCTCAACGGCGAACAGGGTATGGGTAAATCCACCCTCTTCTCCATCCTGGGCCGCGAGTGGTTCTCCGACTCTCTGTCCATCTCCGACATGAAGGACAAGACCGCCCCCGAGAAGTTGCAGGGCTACTGGCTCCTGGAGCTGTCCGAGCTGACAGGCATGAAAAAGGTGGATGTGGAAACCGTGAAGTCCTTCATCACCCGTACTGACGACAAGTACCGCCACGCCTACGGCACCACCGTAGAGAGCCATCCCCGGTCCTGTGTGATCGTGGGTACCACCAACAGTGATGGTGGCTTCCTCCGCGATATTACTGGCAACCGCCGCTTCTGGCCTGTCAATGTGACTGGCTTCGGTAAGTGGCACCCCTGGGAACTGGATGACCCGGACCAGATCTGGGCCGAAGCGATCGAATATTACAACCGTGGCGAGGAGCTGTTCCTGAAGGGCGACATTGCCGCAGCAGCATACGCCCAGCAGCGCGAGGCTATGGAAACTGATGCCCGTGAAGGCATCGTCCAGGAGTATCTGGATCGGCTGCTGCCCGAGGGCTGGGATAAGTTCGACCTGTTCCAGCGCCGCAATTTCCTCAACGGCAGCGAGTTCGCCGGAGAGGTGCATGAAGGTACCGTTCGCCGTGACCGGGTCTGCGCTATGGAGATCTGGTGCGAGTGCTTCGGCAAGCCCCGCGAATCCATGAAGAAGACCGACTCCTACGAGATCGAAGGTATTCTCTACAAGCTGGGCAACTGGGCCAAGTACAGCGGCAGCTCTTCTGGCAAGCTCCGTATCCCCGGATATGGCATTCAGAAGACCTATGTTCGTGTTTCCAATGGGAAACGCTGAAAACGGCTTGGGCGTTTCTCATGATTCCCAAAAGGGCGATGGGCAACACCAACGGAAACACCCCATCGTCCTTGCCGCTAGGCTACTTTTGCCGTTTGTTTCCTATGTTTCCCATTACTTACTTAAAGATTATGAGTAAAGAGAATAAGAGGAAACAGGCACCCGTATACGCGTATACACGCGTAAAGGCTGAAACACCCATTGGAAACACAACACGGAAACAAGGAGTTTTCATGAGGGAAAAAAACATTGAATCGAAACTGGTCAAGGCCGTCAAAATCATGGGCGGTCTTGCCCCCAAGTTTATCAGCCCGGGCTTAGATGGGGTGCCAGATCGTCTGGTACTCCTGCCCGGAGGCAAAATCGCCTTTATTGAGTTGAAGGCTCCGGGCAAAGAACTCCGGCCCCTTCAAGTACGGCGAAAAAGGCAGTTAGAAGCACTTGGCTTTTTGGTTTACTGCATTGATAGCCCAGAACAGATTGGAGAGATCCTGAATGAAATACAAACCGCATGATTACCAGACCTACGCTACCAACTTCATTCTGGAGCATCCCGTGGCGGCGGTCTTCCTGGACATGGGTCTGGGAAAAAGCGTCATCACGCTGACCGCCATCTACAACCTCTGCCTTGAGACCTTCCAGGTACGCAAGGTTCTGGTAATCGCCCCTCTTCGTGTCGCCCGGGATACCTGGCCTGCTGAGATCCAGAAATGGGATCACCTCAAAGGCCTGACTTATTCCGTCGCTGTCGGCACGGAAGCTGAACGCAAAGCTGCCTTGCAGCAGCAGGTCAGCGTGTACATCATCAACCGCGAAAATGTCCAATGGCTCGTCGAGGACAGCGGCCTGCCCTTCGACTATGACATGGTCGTCATCGACGAGCTTTCCTCCTTCAAGTCTTACCAGGCAAAACGGTTCCGCAGCCTCCTCAAAGTCCGGCCCACCGTCAAACGCATGGTCGGCCTGACTGGTACCCCTTCCACCAACGGCCTTATGGACCTTTGGGCGCAGTTCCGGCTGCTGGATCTGGGCAAACGCCTGGGCCGCTTTATCACCCATTACCGCAATCGCTACTTCACCCCCGACAAGCGTAACGGCCAGGTGGTGTTCTCCTACAAACCGCTCCCCGGAGCTGAAGACGCCATCTATGACGCGATCTCCGACATCACCATTTCAATGCGAGCTACCGACCATCTCCAAATGCCCGAGTGTGTGATGAACGAGGTTCTGGTCAACCTCTCCGCCAAAGAGCGCAAGACCTACAACGCCATGAAGGCCGACCTGGTTGTTTCCCTGCATGGCGAGGAAATCGACGCCGGAAATGCCGCCGCCCTGGCAGGCAAGCTCTCCCAGATGGCGAACGGCGCTGTCTACGGTGAAGACAAGCACTACCTGGAACTCCACAGCCGCAAGCTGGATGCTTTGGAGGACCTCATCGAAGCTGCCAACGGCAAACCCGTCCTGGTGGCCTACTGGTACAAGCATGACTTGGAGCGCATCCAGAAGCGCTTCCCGGTCCGGGAGATCAAAAGCTCCGCTGACATTGAAGATTGGAATAAAGGCAAAATCCCCGTGGCGGTTATCCATCCGGCTTCGGCTGGACATGGATTGAACCTCCAGGCTGGCGGCTCCACCATGATTTGGTTCGGCCTGACATGGAGTCTGGAACTGTACCAGCAAGCGAACGCACGACTCTGGCGGCAGGGTCAGAAGGCCGACACCGTGGTCATCCACCACATCATTGCCGCAGGGACAATAGATGAGCGGATCATGTCCGCTCTTCGAAAAAAGGACAGAACACAATCCGCACTTATCGACGCCGTCAAGGCGAATATGGAGGTAACGAAATGACAGCAAAACAGTATCTCAACCAGGCATATCGCCTTGACCAGCGTATCAACAGCAAGCTGGAGCAGGTCCTGTCCCTTCGGGACCTGACCACCAAGGCCACCGCCACCATGAGTGGCATGCCCGGTAACGCCAGCCCCAACTACCACCGCACCCAGGACATCATCGGTAAGATCATCGACCTGGAGAACGACATCAACGCCGACATCGATCGCCTGATTGATTTGAAGCGCGAAATGGTCGCTGTCATCAAGGCTGTTGATCATTACGAATACCAGACTCTCTTGGAGCTGCGTTACCTGTGCTTCAAGAACTGGGAGCAGATCGCCGTGGACATGGGTTACACCCTGGCCTACACTTTCGAGCTGCACAGAAAGGCGCTCAATCATATCCAGGTTCCCCAATAACCTAGCAAAACTGATAGAATCCTATATTGGTCCTGTGATATTATTATAATGGCCAAGGAAATATGGGGAAGCCTCCCGGGAGCAATCCTGTGGAGGCTTTTCTCATGCCCAAACGGAGGTGATTCAGATGGGCTACCGTAAAGTTTCTGCCCTTGAGCAGGTCTGGTACATCCTCTGCTACAAGCTCCGACAGCTTTTCAGGAAGGAGGATAACCGTGCCGAGTAAACCCAAGCGTCCTTGCTCCCACCCTGGTTGCCCCAAGCTGACCCATGGTAGGTTCTGCGAGGAACACGCCAAGCTCGAAGCCAAACGCTACGAGAAGTACGACCGGGATCCGGCTGTACGCCGTAGGTACGGCAGAGCGTGGAAGCGGATCCGCGACCGCTACATTACAGCGCACCCCCTGTGCGAAGAGTGCAAGAAGAAAGGAAAACTCACGCCCGCTGAAGAGGTACACCACATTCTCCCGCTATCTCGTGGTGGTACCCATGCAGAGACGAACCTCATGGCGCTGTGCAAACCCTGCCATTCAGCCATCACCGCCAAGGATGGTGACCGCTGGCACACCCGGTAGGGGGAGGTCAAATCTCTACAGCAAAAAATCCGTGCAACGGGCCTGGGCCTTCGTGTGCAAAATCGCGATTTCAAACGGGGAATAAACCCCTAATCAAACACAGGAGGTGAAACTGTGGCAAAAGACGGTACGAACCGTGGCGGCGCACGGGTCGGTGCTGGCGCTAAGAAGAAGCCCCTCGCCGATAAAATTGCAGATGGCAACCCGGGCAAACGGAAGTTGACTGTCATCGACTTTGATAACACAGCCGATTTGGAAGGTCAGCCCATGCCCAAGCCCTCCGCCATGTTGTCCGCCACCCAGAAGGACGGCAAGCGACTCATTGCAGCTGATGTGTACGAAGCCACCTGGAACTGGCTTGCAGAACGCCGCTGCACCGCTCTGGTTTCGCCGCAGCTTCTGGAACGCTACGCCATGAGCGTAGCGCGTTGGATCCAATGCGAAGAGGCCGTAACCGAGTACGGTTTCCTCGCCAAGCATCCCACTACGGGTAATGCGATCCAAAGCCCTTATGTGTCTATGAGCCAGAACTTCATGTCCCAGACCAACCGTTTGTGGATGGAGATTTTCCAAATTGTCAAAGAGAACTGCTCCGGCGAATACAGCGGTGCTTCTCCCCAGGACGATGTTATGGAACGGCTGCTTCAGGCCCGGAAGGGCAACACTCGGTAAACCAATACTATGGAGGAACTCACATGTTTGAAAAAGTGAATCCCGCCCACCCAGACAAGGTGGCAGATCGGATTGCCGGAGCGATTGTCGACCTGGCCTACGCCGTCCAGGAAAATCCGAAGATTGCAGTCGAGGTGCTGATCGGTCATGGCGTGTGCCACGCGATCATCGAAACCTCGGCCCCTCTGTCCCATGAGGCTGTTGCTGAAGCCATCCACCGCATTGGTGGGGGCCTGGACGCAGCCGTTCAGATTGTCCCCCAGGACGAGCATCTGGCCCACAATCAGCGCGACGGTTTCCGCTGCGGTGACAACGGCATCTTCAAGGGTGTCCCCGTTACCGAAGAGCAGCGCAACCTCTCCCGCATCGCCCGGGACATTTACAAGGCTTGCCCCCACGATGGTAAGTACATCCTGGATGGCGACCGCCTGATCATTTGCCAGAGCAACGCAAAGACCTCCCATCTTCTTGAGGTGTACCCCGCAGCCCAGGTCAATCCTTTGGGCGACTGGACGGGTGGCACCGATGTGGATACTGGCGCTACCAACCGCAAGCTGGGCAGCGATATGGCAGACTCCGTTACTGGCGGTGGCCT